CGGTTACCTCGCTATCTACTTGGCTAAGTCAGGTAAGGGCGTTCGCAAGTTCAACCTTACATAATAGGTTACTAAGTCGCTGGAGGGGTAATGCCCTTTTACCCCTCCAGTCTTTAGAAAGAGGATCAAATGTCTTACACAACAGTTGCAGAGTTACGCACCGCCCTTGGCGTTGGCACTCTCTACGCTGACGCGACCCTACAGTCCGTCTGCGATGCTGCTGATAATGTGTTGATCCCTTTTCTATGGACTAATACGACTCCAGTCATCGGGCATAGCAATACAGCCGATACCGGCACTTCTTATTTTAATGATTATGTCCAAGATGTGTTCTATGTTGGGCAAGTTCTTAACATCACAGGTTGCGGAGCAAAGCACAACGGTAACAAGACAATAACTGGCGTGGGTGAGTATTCAGTTACTTATGCGATCACAGGCAATAACAACACACCTACCACTTACCACCCAATTAACCCTTATGGCTCAGCGGCTGCGGACACTTATGTGGACTATGCAACGATCCCAGCGATCCAAGAAGCAAGCCTGATGATCTCGATCGACATCTGGCAAAGCCGCCAAGCACCATCAAGCGGCGGAGTTACAGTTGATGGGTATGCACCTAGCCCTTACAGAATGGGCAACACACTCCTCGCAAGAGTCAGAGGGTTATTAGCGCCCTTTTTAGCGCCCGGCTCGATGGTTGGCTAACCATGGCGGCGATCTCAACCCTTCGCGCCACTATTGCAGCAGCGCTAGTCGATAACGCACTCTGGTCGGTATTCTCATTCCCACCAGCAACACCTATCGTCAACAGCGTAGTGATCAGCCCGGCTGATCCTTATGTAACTCCATCTAATAATAGTTATAACACTATCGCGCCACTTGCTAATTTTAATATAAATATCTTTGTACCTTTGCTCGATAACGAGGGCAACCTAAATGGAATTGAGGATATGCTAGTCGCGTTATTTAACAAACTAGCGGCATCCTCGATCGTCTATAATGTGGGAGATGTGAGCGCACCTAGCGTTCTCAATGCTGCATCGGGCGATCTACTGACTTGCTCTCTGCAAGTCTCAGTCCTAACGAGTTGGAGTTAGACCATGAATGAATGGGAAAAGGAAAACGCAGCGTTCCTGATCAAGATCGGTCAGAACGCTCCAGTAGCACCACAACCAAAGACAACCAAGAAAGACGAGGAATAAGCCGTGGCAGTATTTCTAAACAATGGTGTGTCTGTTACGGTCAACTCAGTTGATCTTTCAGACCATGTAACAGCAGTAACAATTAACCGCACTTTCGATGAACTCGAAGTAACAGCGATGGGTGATAGCGGCCATAAGTTCGTTAAGGGCTTAGAAGCATCATCAGTAACTATCGACTTCCTCAACGACACAGCATCCGGCGAAGTCCTACAGACTCTCCAAGCCGCTTGGGGTACATCAGTAACCGTAGTAATCAAGCAGACTTCAGCAGCAGTTTCAGCAACTAACCCTTCTTACACTATGTCTTGCCTAATCAACAACACAACAGATGTAAACGGTTCAGTAGCGGATCTCGGCACACAGTCAGTAACATGGACAGTAAACGGCGCGATCGCAGTAGCGACAGCGTAATAACTAACTAAGGGGCAAACATGGCAAAACTAAAGGTAACAAGGGCAGACGGAAGCGTTAACGAGTACCAGATCACTCCAGCGATCGAGTACGCCTTCGAGCAATATGCTAAGAAGGGCTTCCATAAAGCCTTTAGGGATGACGAAAAGCAGACCGATGTCTATTGGCTCTGCTGGGAAGCAATTCGCCGCTCGGGTGAAAGCGTTAAACCCTTCGGAGAGTCTTTTCTAGATACATTGACGCGAGTCGAGGTTCTAGACGATGACCCTTTGGAGTAACGCGGGAGTCCTTCACCTATCTCGTAGCGAGACTATCGCTAGAGACTGGACTCTCGCCACAGACTTTAATTGAACTAGATCACACGATGTTCAGGACTTTACTTCAAGCCCTGAAAGACAGAGCAAAGGAGAATGCTGATGCCAGTCGAACTAAAAGGCGCAGATAAACTTCGCAAGGCTCTGCGCGAGTTCGAACCTGATCTAGCCAAGGCAACTACTAAGCAGATGTCGGCCGCACTAAAGCCGATTACCAATAAGGCTCGCGGCTACATGCCAACTAATACAGCGATGCTATCTGGCTGGACTTCTGCCACTTCGTCAGAGAATACAGTCAAGTACCGCGTATTCCCTAAGTACGATCAAGCAGAAGCAAAGCGCGGAGTTAAATACTCAACGCGACCATCTAAGCCTAATAAGCGCGGCTTCGTATCCTTAGCGCGTATTATCAACAGTTCCGCCGGTGGCGCGATCTACGAGACAGCAGGGCGCAAGAACCCTAGCGGTCAGCCTGTATTTACTCGCACTAAGTTCACGCCTGTTTCATATCGTGAGGATGGTAAGGGCTATAACAAGTCGCTTAACCCTAACGCTGGCAAGCAGTTTATCGCTAGAGCCAATTCAACTGGCGAACTAGTTAACGCTCGACCACGCCAGCAAGGTCAAGCAGGCAGAGCGACTCGCAAGATGACTGGTAGAGCAATTTTCAGAGCCTTTGCAGAGGATCAAGGCAAGGTAACAGCAGCAATAGTAAAAGCCATCGGCAGTTCTGCTATTGAGTTCAAGGCGAAAACTAAGGTGAAGTAATGGCTGATCTAAAGATAGATATCGCTTCGGTATTCTCTGGCAAGAAAGCCTTCCAAGATGCTGCTAAGTCAACCATTGGACTTAATAACCAAGTCAAGACACTCGCTAAGTCTTACCTAGGATTATTTACCATCCAGCGCTTAGGGCGCTCTGGCTTCAATGCCGCTAAAGCGTTTGCGCAAGATGATAAAGCAGCCAGAGTATTAACCCAGTCGCTTGATAACTTAGGACTAGCATTCGCAGATCCTTCAGTTAAAAACTTTATTGCTGATCTAGAGAAGCAGTTCGGCATCCTCGATGATCAACTACGCCCGGCTTATCAGCGCTTACTCACTACAACAGGTGATGTTGCTAAAAGCCAGCAGTTACTTCGCACAGCGCTGGATCTTTCAGCAGCGAGCGGTGCAGATGTTGTAACGGTTGCAGGCGATCTATCTAAGGCTTATGTAGGCCAGACTCGATCACTTGCTAAATATGGTATTGGCTTAACTCAGGCTGAACTAAAGGCGATGGACTTTGAGGAAGTTCAGACACGCATCAACACTCTATTCGGCGGACAGGCAACAGTCGCAGTCGATACTTATGCAGGATCACTTGCTCGCTTATCAGTAGCAGCCAATAACGCTAAAGAGATCATCGGCGGTGGCTTACTCGATGCACTTGCAGCCCTTGGCGGCGGTGGAGAAGGTGGACTTACTAACACCCTAAACCTTATCGAAAAGACTTCCACAGCCCTAGCAACCTTCGTGCGCCGCTTTGGCGTAGGCGTAGGTCAATTAGCAGCCCTAGCGCGTGGAGACTTACAGGCGTTCAAAGCAATAGGTGAAGCAGAGGTTAACCGCGGCCGCGACATGTCTGGCATCACGCCAGCGATCCGAGCAGAGTTAACTAAGGCAGCAGCCGAAAAGGCAGCGCAAAAAAACCGCACTGCTTTATTAAAGACAACTAAAGAGCAGACTAAGGCGATCAAAGAGCAGACAGCGCTAACTAAGGCTGGCACTCTATTCGACATTCAACAGGCTGGAATTATTGCAGCCCTTAAAGGCAAGATTACAGATGAGGAAAGAACTCGCCTAGAACTGCAACTAGCGATCCTGACCGGCAACACAAACGAGGCTTCTAAACTTGCTGCTGAACTTGCTAAGTCTCAGGGGCTATCACAGCAACTAACTGCTTACCTTGCATCTCTGCCAGATGCTAAGAACCCATTCACAGCATGGAAGTCTTATCTTGACATGATCGAGGCGCAGGTACGCCGCATCTCTAACCCAATAGCAGCGCCAGTTATGTCAATGGCTTCAGGCTATGGCGTTACAGGCACTCAATACTCTCTGCCAAATGGTTCAACTCAGACAAGCGCAGCAGGTGTGGACTTCACCGTCAATGTAAATGCTGGCTCAATAATTGCCCAAGAAGGTCTGCAAGATGTCCTTCGCGATACTCTGCTCGATGCTTCGCTATCGGCTAAGTTCGCAGCGATATTCCGTCAAGGCGGTTCATTCGGCCCATGACGCTACCTGCTCAGATCGCTGTCTCATTCGACTTTACTTCTGGCGCTACCTTCGGGTATCCCTTTACTATTGGCGATCCTGAGTATGGCAAGTTAGGCGTAGGTACACTAGCCTCGACTACCACTCCAGAACCTACAGTTGATCTGACTCCCAATGTTCGCCAGATAAGCATCAAGCGCGGTCGCAACATCATGCGCGATACCTTTGAGGCTGGCTCGGCAACGGTCAGAGTTATAGACCCAGACGGATCGTTTAACCCACAGAATGTTAACTCGCCTTACTTCGGCTTCTTGACTCCACTACGCAAGTTGCGCATCTCTGCAACAGTCGGAGGAGTTGGGTACTTCTTATTCTCTGGCTATACAACAGACTACAAATACACCTACCCGCAGGGGCAAGAGATCGGTTATGTCGATATTATTTGCTCTGATGCTTTTAGACTTATGCAACAGGCTGGTATCACCACAGTCGCAAGCGCAACCGCCGGGCAAGACACAGGCACACGCATAGGCAAGATCCTCGATCAAGTCTCATGGCCGACATCTATGCGCAACATCGACACAGGCAACACAACCTGTGTGGTAGATCCCGGCACTTCTCGCACAGCCCTTGATGCACTAAAGAACGCAGAGTTCTCAGAGCAGGGCGCGTTCTTTATTAACGATGAAGGCACAGCAGTATTCCTAAACCGTACCAATGTAATCAAGAAGTATGGCGATACTCCGATCGAGTTTAATCAGACTACTGGCATTCCTTACAGCAACCTCACCTTCGCCTTCGATGATAAGTTGATTATCAACAGCGCTGGCATGACTCGCGTGGGTGGCACTCAGCAGGTATCAGAGGACTCAGCCTCGATCGCCAAGTACTTCCCACACCAACTCAACGAGTCCAACCTCGTAGCGCAGACAGATGCAGACACTCTCAATATCGCCAAGATATATGTAGCAACTCGCAAAGAGACCACGATCCGCATAGATGCCATGACGGTCGATCTACTCGATCCAGATGTACCAACTGCGACCATGCTGGACTTCGATTACTTCCAACCCCTAGAGATTACTAACATTCAGCCAGATGGCTCAACGATCGTTAAGACACTACAAGCACAAGGCTTCTCATGGAACATCACGCCAAATGCCATGAGCGTAACTGTAACAACTCTCGAACCTATAGTCGAGGGCTTCATCATTGGCAGCGATGTATCAGGTATAATCGGCACTAACATAATGGCGTATTAGGAGATATAAATGGCAACAGGCTTTCCAGCAAGCACAGGCGATGTCCTAAGCGCGGCTATGTACAACGGACTCACTTCGTTCTCAGTAGGCGCGGCTAATACAGCCGACTACACAGCGGTCTTAGCAGACCAGTATCAGAGCCTAGAGATCATGAACAAGGCAACTGCTATCGCCTTTAAGATCCCAACCGATGCTTCTGTGGCGTTCGAGATCGGTACAGTACTAACAGTTCTCAATATCGGGGCTGGACTCTGCACTATCTCAGCAGTAACACCCGGCACAACCACAGTCCTATCAGCAGGTGCGGTAGCAGCCAGCCCAACCCTTGCTCAATATAAGTCAGCAGCATGTATCAAGACTGCTGCTAATACTTGGTATGTGGTTGGCGCTATCGCCTAATGATCGCTAATCAAATTGCTGGACTTTTAACGGGTGGAGTGGTTGCACCGCTTACTGACTATGAGTCTATTGCTACCGTAACGGTTGGAGCAGGTGGTCAGGCTGCTATTGAGTTTACTGCCATCTCTAGCAGTTACAAGCATTTACAAATTAGGGCAATAACTAGAGACACCGACTCAGGCGGTTTTGGTTTAACTACTACAATGCAATTTAACACTGACACAGGCGCTAACTATTCTTGGCACTGGCTTTATGGCACTGGCTCAGGTTCAGGCCTTGGTAACGCAGGTGCAAATGCGAGCACTACCGCTTTAGGTTGGACAACAGGAACGGCTGGCACATCAAACGCTTACGCTGGAATGGTTATAGATATTTTAGATTACGCCAATACTAATAAGTACAAAACAAACCGAATACTTTATGGAATTGACTTAAATGGCAGCGGTGGTATTTGGCTGAGTTCAGGATCGTGGCGTAACACAAATGCAGTCACTTCAATCAAATTAAGTCAAACCGCTAACTTTGCTCAATATACTACCTTCGCTCTGTATGGGATTAAATAATGCCAGCAACTTATGAACCAATAGCGACTCATACATTATCTAGCGCACAGGCTAGTTATACTTTTACTTCGATCAGCGCCGCTTACACCGATTTAATTATTGTAACTAATGTGGGATATAGCGCAGCCAACTATTACACCTGCTTACAGTTTAACGGCGATACAACTTCAAATTACTCAGCCACTTTTCTTGCTGGTACAGGTTCAAGTGCAGTATCTAATCGCTCTACTTCTGCAACATTTATAGCAGACGGTAACAACATCGCTGGCGCTACAACCATTTTAGATACAGTAACTTTCCATGTACAAAATTACGCCAACACAACCACTTTTAAAACTGTTTTAATACGCAAAACAAGTAACGGCGGAACTTACCCAGGCACGGAAGCCACTGTCGGTCTATGGCGCAAAACCCCTGAAGCGATAAACAGTATCAAGTTATTTTCTTCTAGCGCTGGTAACTTTATTACAGGCTCAACCTTTACTCTATACGGAATTAAGGCGGCATAATGGCTAACACTTATGTAAAGATAGCAAGCACCGTAACGGTTGGCGTATTAGGTGCATCAAATATAGAGTTCACTTCTATCCCTAGCACTTATACAGATTTAGTTGTAAAACTAAGCGCAAGAAATACCCTAGCAGACGGCGCGGTAAAGATTTCTTTTAACGGCAACTCCTCAACTGGAACTTATCGTTTCTTGCAGGGTTCAGGCTCAGCCGCTTCGTCAAATAGTGGCAGCGCTTTTGGCTATGTAGGAAATGAAACTAACAGCGCAGACACAGCCTCGACTTTTGGTTCTTTTGATATTTATATTCCCAACGCTTTTGGTACTACTCAAAAGTCTATTTCAACGGACAATGTAACAGAGAATAACGGTACAACTGCCTACGCTACTTTGCTCGCCACTCTGGTAAATCTAACTTCTGCAATTACTTCTTTGAAGTTAGAACCTAGTGCTAATTCTTTTGCACAATATACAACCGCTTCACTCTACGGCATATCTAAATCATAGGAGACAAAATGGCAGACACAAAGATCATCGTAAACTGCGAGACAGGCGAAGTCTCTGAGGTTGAACTAACAGCAGCAGAGGTTAAGCAACGCGAAGCAGATGCAGTCGCTTACGCAAAGGCTAAGGCAGATGAGGAACAAGCGGCAGCGGAAAAGGCTGAGGCTAAGGCTGCTATCGCAGAGCGCTTAGGACTAACTCCAGATGAACTGGCACTACTACTGGCATGAAGCCAAAGTTATGCAAAGCCGGGCAACAGTTACGAGAACAATTCGATGACTCGTTCCCAGACCGCGATCGCACTTCCGATGGCTGGATCGCCGATGCCAGACATCGTGCAGGCGGCACTAGCGATCACATACCTTGTTCATCGACTGGGTATGTTAGAGCGGTCGACCTCGATCGAGATGTCTCTGGTAAGGCTAAACCAGACCTCATGCCCG